GTGTCGCGCGGGTTTTCGCGAATTACAGAGGCATGGGCAATCACAATTCCGGTCGTCGTCCTAAGCCTACGGCGCTCAAGCTGTTACAGGGGAACCCTGGAAAGCGCAAGCTGAACGCCTTGGAGCCCAAGCCGCCGGCTGGTGAGGTGGTCAAACCGGCCGGGATGACGCCTGACGCGATGCGGTTGTGGGACTTAATGGCGCCGATTTGCCTGGCGATGGGCACGCTCACGACTGCGGACGTGTTTTCGTTCGCCACGCTGTGTGAGCTCCGGGCGAGACAGGACGCGGTGGTGTTGACGGACGACACCGACAAGCTGCTGCGGGTGGCGACGGCGCTGCGGCCCTATTACGAGAAGTTCGGGCTCGAGCCGGTGGGCAGAGCGCGGATTTCGGTGCCGCAACAGGAGCAGCCGGTGAGTAAGTGGGCAGGAGTGCTGGGTTGAAAGAGACGGCTGGGGCGCGAGCGGTGCGCCTGATCAACCAACTGACGCACACCGATGGGATGCGTGAGTTTGCTGGTCGGCCGTTCAATCTTCGGCCGTGGCAGGTTCGGATTATCAAGAAGCTCTTTACCACAAAGAAAGACGGGCTGCGGCAGTATCGGACGTGCCTACTGATGTTGCCGCGGAAGAACGGGAAGTCGGAACTCGCGGCAGCGCTGGCGATCTACTTCCTGTTGTTCGATGGCGAGCTTGGCGCGCAGGTCTATTCGGCGGCGTCCGACAAGGAGCAGGCGGCCCTGGTGTTTAACGTCGCGGCCAAGATGATCCGCGCTGACCCGGAACTAGACCAGGCCTGCGAAATCATCGATTCGCAGAAGCGGATCGTTCATCGGAAGAGCGGATCGTTTTACCGGGCGATTTCGGCGGAAGCGTATAGCAAGCATGGCTTTAATGCCTCGGTCGTGATCTACGACGAGTTGCACGCGGCGCCTAACCGTGAGCTCTGGGACGTCCTGGCGACGTCTCAGGGCGCACGCTCGCAGCCGATGATGATCGCCATCACCACGGCTGGGTTCGACCGGCACTCGATTCTCTGGGAGCTTTATTCGCACGCGAAGAACGTGGCGGAGAACCCGGAGCTGGACCCGACGTTCCTGCCGCTGCTGTTTGAGGCGCCGATGGACGCGGACTGGACCGACGAGAAGGTTTGGCACCAGGCGAACCCGGCGCTGGGAGATTTCCGCAGTCTGGACGAGATGCGGATTCTCGCGCAGCGGGCGAAGGCGATCCCGGCGCAGCAGAACACGTTTCGCCGGCTGTATCTGAACCAGTGGACGGAGCAGGACGAGCGCTGGTTGGACATGGCGACGTGGGACACCTGCGGGGGCGCGGTGGATCTCGAGAGCCTGGCGGGCCGGGAGTGTTACGCGGGGCTGGATTTGGCGAGCACGCGGGACGTGACGGCGTTTGTGCTGGTGTTCCCGGATGGTGAAGGTGGCTATGACGTGGTTCCCTATTTCTGGGTGCCTGCCGACACGATGGCTGAGCGGGTCCGCCGGGATCGTGTCCCGTACGACCAGTGGCACCGTGACGGGTTCATTTCAGTCACAGACGGGAACGTGTGCGATTACGACGTCATCCGCGAGCAGATCCGTGACTTGGCAGAGCGGTTTGAGATCCGAGAGATCGCGTTCGACAGATGGGGCGCCACGCAGTTGGTGACGCAACTGAAGTCTGACGGCGCCAACGTGATCCCGCTGGGGCAGGGACACAGTTCGATGTCTGCGCCGTCCAAGGAGCTCGAGAAGCTGGTGTTTGCTGGCGCACTGCGCCACGGCGGTCATCCGGTGCTGCGGTGGATGGCGGGGAACGTGGCGATGGAGCAGGACGGGGCCGGCAACCTGAAGCCGTCCAAGAAGAAGAGCCCCGAGAAGATCGACGGGATCGTGGCGCTCATCATGGCGGTGGACCGGGCGACCCGGAACACGGAGCAGTCATCGGTCTGGGAAGACGACGCCTACGAGATGTTGACTCTATGACCTGGATCGCCAAGCCGGGAACATGGTTCGACGCCGGCACCGAGGCCAACCTGATTTGTGAGGTTGTGCCGGGTGAGTCGGCTTTGTTCACTGGCATTCGCAATGGGCGTCCAGACGACGAAGTGTGCGGCCTTGATGAGTTTGACGAGGTGGAAGGCCTGTCGGTTTTTACAAAGCCGGTCACCACTCCGTTCCTTAGCTGGCTGCAGGATCGCATCAAGCGAGACGCGCGGGGAGTTGCCGAGTGAGCCTCTGGTCTCGCCTCTTCGGTGAACGCCAGCAGGTCTCTGGCCATTACGACAACGGCGGGACGTCGCTGTCGCCGGCCGATTGGCTCGTCAACTACATCGGGACGGGCGCGTCTGCCCAGACGATTGCGGGCGTCGAGATTGACGAGTGGATCGCGGAGGGGATGCCGGCGGTCTATTCGTGCGTCCATGCCATCAGCGAGACGGTCGGGCAGTTGCCGCTGAAGCTGTATCGCAAGACGCCCAACGGGCGGGAGTCGGCAGACGACCACCCTCTGTATGACCTGCTGCACGATCTGCCCAACCCCGAACTGACGGCGTACCAGTTCCGGGAGATGTTGACCCGGCATCTGGCGATGTGGGGACGGGCCTACGCCTACATCCAGCGCGATGGCGGCGAGGTGGTTGGGCTGTGGCCGGTGCATCCGACGCGCGTGCGCGTGGACCGGAACGCCTCGAATATCAAGCGGTACACGGTGCAGATGTCATCTTCGGTGGCGCCGCAGGAGTTTCTGTTCCATCCGGATCGGCCACCGTTCCTGCACCTGCACATGAATTCGAACGACGGTTTGGATGGTCGTTCACCGATTTGGATCAACCGTGAGGCGCTGGCGACGAACAAGGCCACGACGGACTTTATCGCGGCCTACTTCGGCAACGGGGCGGTGCCTGGGATCATCGTCACACATCCCGGCAAGCTGACGGAGCGCGCGAAGGATAACTTCAAGCGGCAGTGGACCGAGAAGTTTGGCGGCTCAAAAAACCGCAACAAGATCGCGGTGCTGCCCGAGGACGTGAAGATCAACATCGTCAGCACGGACCCGCAGAAGTCCCAGCTGACGGAGTTGACCCAGGAGCAGATTTCCGTGGCGGCCAGGATCTGGCGGGTTCCGAACGTGATCATCCAGAACCACACCAAGGACACCTCGTGGGGGTCGGGCGTGGAGCAGCTGATGATCGGCTGGCAGAACACGGGCTTGATGCCGTACTTCGAGCAGTGGACGCAGGCCATTAAGCGCGATTGTCTGAGCCGGAAGACGTACCGCACGCATTACGCGAAGTTCGTCACGGCCGGCCTGACGCGCGGGGATCTGAAGTCCACGATGGACGCGATCGCGATCGGCCGGCAGAACACCATCTTCAACGGGGACGAGGCGCGCGAGCTCATGGAACTGAACAAGATCCCCGACAAGACGGGCGAGAGCTATTTGATTCCGTCTGGTGCTCAGGTGATTGCGAAGGATGGCCTGCCGGTGCAGCCCGATCCGGCACCGTTGCCGGAGGATGACCCGAAGATGGCGAAGGGATCGGAGGCGGTGAACTGATGGAGAGACAGACGCGCGTTCTCGAGACGCCCATCGAGGTTCGCTCTGACGGTTCGACGCTGCGGATCAGCGGCTATGCATCGGTCTACAACCGCGAGACCGTCATTGCTGGCCTGTTCCGCGAGCGGATTGCACCCGGAGCCTTTGCCGCGGCGCTGGAGGGCACCGACGATGTGCGGGCGCTCTTCAACCACGACCCGAACATCCTACTGGGCCGGACGAAGAGCGGCACGCTCAAGCTGTCGGAGGACAAGAAGGGGCTGCGCTACGAGATCGCGCTGGACCCCAGCGACCCGGACAGCCAGCGAGTGCATTCCAAGATCAAGCGCGGCGACGTTGACGGGTCCAGTTTCGGGTTCACGGTCGAGAACGACGACGACATGGACTGGGGCGAGTCGCCTACGAAGCGCGGGGAGTTGCCGCTGGTGACGATACGCAAGGTGACGCTGTTCGACGTGTCCCCGGTGACGTTCCCAGCCTATCCCCAGACGTCGGTAACGGCTAGGTCGAAGGGTGAGGCCCTGAAGGCTGAGGCCGAGGCGTTCCAGAAGCGGTGCGCTGCGATGGCGGTGCGCGAGCGGACCCGGCTGCGGATTGCGATTGAGCGAGCCAAGGCGTGGGGGTAGTGGCGATCCGGGACGGGCAACTGCGGAACCTGGAGCCGGTGCGGTGCCAGGCCTGCGGCCGCCTGTTGTTTCGGATCGATAGCGATGCGCTGCGGTCAGGCAAGGCGATTGAGGTCAAGTGCAAATGCGATGCGATGAACTACCGCATCGGACGCACCAGTAGTTAGTTCGACAAGCTCGCGCAGGCCCACGGAGGCCGCGCGTCACAACTTCGGTAGAGGCCCCGTTACCGCGCAAGAGGCCCCGAGCGCGATGACGGGGCCTGTTCTTTTCCAGAGCTGGCCCTGAACGAGGTAACCAGCAATGGACGAGAAGACGCTGAAAGAGTTCCGCGAGCAGCGGGCACAGGCGCTCCAGGAGGCGGATGCGATTACCGCCCTCGCGGAGACCGAGAACCGCGGCCTGAGCGCGGACGAGAACGACAAGGTGGCGGCCTACCTGAAGGAAGCCGCGCGCCTCGCGGGTGAACTGGAGGGGGCCGATCGTGCGCGCCAGGCGCGTGCGGCGATTGACGAGGCCAAGCGGGTCGCGGTGCCGGAAGTGGCGGCGGCCGAGGTCAAGGAAGAGCGTGCGGCGCGTGTGCCGGCGATCGAAGTGCGGGAGAACGAAACCCGCGCATACAAGAAGGGCGATGCGCTCGCGGCCATCCTCGCGGCCCGTATCTCGCACGACGCCCACGAGCACCACAGGGCCGTCCGCGATGCGGAGCGGCTGTATGGCGCCGGCTCCCCGCAGGCCCGCGCCCTGCAGCAGTCCTCGTTTACCGCGGGTGGCGCGCTCATCCCGGAGAACTTCGTCGGGGCCGAGTTCATCGAGGCCCTGCGTGCGGAGTCGGCCTTCCGCAAGGCTGGTCCCCGCATGGTGCAGCTGGTCAACGGCAGCTTCACCACGCCGCGGCTGACTGGTTCGACCTCGGTCAGCTACATCGGCGCCGAGAACGACAACCTGTCGACGTCCGAGCCGACGTTCGGTCAGCTCAAGCTGGTCGAGAAAAAGCTCGGCGTCATCGTGCCGTTCAGCAACGACCTGCGCCGGAACGCCTCGCTCGACGCGATCCGCGTGGTGCAGGAAGACCTGGTTCGCACGGTGGCGATCGATGAGGACACCCAGTGCTTCAACGGCACCGGTCTCTCCGGCACGCCGAAGGGCATCTACAACTGGATCACTTCGTCGCTGAAGTCGAACCAGACGGGCACCTCGCTGGCCAACGTCCGCACGGACATCCGCAAGATGAAGAACGGCCTGGACTCGGGCAACGTGCCCTACTCGCGCCGTGCCTTCTTCATGCACTCCCGGACCATGAACTACCTGGGCTGGGATCTGGTGGACGGCAACAGCAACTTCGCCTTCCCCTCCCTCCAGAGCGCGTCGGGCGCGAGCCTCGGCGGCGATCCGGTCTATCGGGACAACGTGCTGTCCATCACGGGCGGCGCCGGCACCGAGTCGCAGGTCTTCTATGTCGAGATGAGC